CGCACCCAAGGCGGCACCGGCAACCCCCCCGCCCTGAACAGCGACGCTCTGGAAAACGCGCTGAGGGCAAAGCTCGGCATCGGTTGATGCCTCTCATGTCCTAGGAGGACGAAATGGCGATCACCGCCGCAACGCAGCGCACCGACTTCGAGGGCTTCCTGACGCCCGACGAGGCGGCTCCCATCTTCAACGACGCCATCCGGCAGTCGGTCTACCAGCAGCTCTTCCCGCGCGTGCCGCTCGGCATCAACGGCCAGAAGATCCCCGTCGTGACGAGCAAGCCGGTCGCCAACTGGGTCGGTGAGGGTCAGCGCAAGCCGGCCACGAACATGGGTCTCGGCCTCGTGCACATCGAGCCCAAGAAGCTCGCCGCCATCGCGGTCATGTCCGCTGAGGTGGTCCGGGCGAACCCCGGCAACTACACCGGGCAGCTCCGCCGCGAGCTCTCCGGCGCGTTCGCCACGGCCTTCGACTTCGCGGTCGGCTACGACCTCGGCGGCGATGGCACCGGCTCCGGCCCATTCGACCACCACCTGAACGCGACGACCAAGCGCGTCGAGCTCGGTACGGCGACGCAGGAGGAGGGCGGGATTCACCAGGATCTCGTCGCCGGTCTCTCGCAGCTCGTGGAGGATGGGCGTCGCCTCACCGGCTTCGGTCTCGACGACCAGCTCGAGCCCGACTTCTGGGGCGCGGTGGACAAGAACGGCCGACCGCTCTACATCGACCTGCCGACCGACGACACCTCGCAGACCATCGCCCGCCCCGGCCGTCTCCTCGGTCGCCCGTCCTTCATGGGCGAGGGCGTCAGCAACGGCGAGGTCATGGCCTTCGGTGGCAACTTCACCAAGGGCGCATGGGGCGCGATCGGCGGTATCTCCTACCGGGTGTCCACCGAGGCGACCGTGACCATCAACGGCGACCTCACGTCGCTCTGGGAGAACAACCTCGTCGCGGTGCTGGCTGAGGCCGAGTACGGCTTCGTCCTGGCCGACGAGGACGCGGAGGACTTCGTCGCCTACGAGCGCGCGGGCTCCTGATCCCCCAACCTGACGCCCGCCCCCACTTCCCCGAGGGCGGGCGTCAGGTGACCCTCTCGACTGGCGAACGGAGTGCATCGTGGCTGTGACACCGGGCGACGTCGCCACCGAGACCGGCATCCACCTCACGGGAGACCTCGAGGCGCGCTGGGCGCTGTGGATCGACCGCACCGTCCGGCAGATTCAGCGACGCGCCGAACGCCTCGGCGTGGACTTCGACGACCTGAGCGAGCAGACCGTCGACGACGTCGTGCTGCTCGCAGTGGCTGCGCACGCACGCAACCCCGAGGGCGTCGACACCGTAGATGTCAGCGCCGACGACGGGCGCGTCTCACGGCGCTACGCCAAGAGCGCCGGTGAGGTGTCCATCACCGACCTCTGGTGGTCCTGGCTATTCCCCTCGGTCGAGTCGGGCGCGTTCTCGGTCCGTCCCGGCTTCGAGCCGGACGAATGGTCCGAGGTCGCGCTGTGAACTACCAGGCCCTGCTGCAGTCCGGCCTGGCCGAGATGCAGGCGTTCACCGAGTCCCGCATGACCGAGCGAATCGTCATCGACCGCGGCACCACCTCCGACGAGGTCGACGAGAACGGCTACCCGGTCACGACGTGGACGACGATCTACGACGGCCCCGGACGGCTGCGCTCCTACCGCCCCTACGAGCAGACCCCCCTTGTCGGGCTGTCCACGGTGACGCAGCAGCGCATCGACTGGCACATCCCGGCCCCTGAGCGGTGCGGGCTCCTCGCTCGCACCTGGAATGGCCCCGTCCAGGCGGGCGACCGTGCACGGCGCATGACCCCCGGCAAGCCCGTGAAGGTGGTTCGCATCGCGGGCGAGCATGACGTGACCGACCAGACCGCGCAGCGGTTCGTGGTCGACGAGCAGACGGCCGGCGCGTGGGCCGGGCAGGGTCAGGAGGAGTCGTGACCTTCTCCATCGACACGACCGAGCTCCGCACCCTGGCCGCCGACTTTCGTGACAGCGCGGCCGGTGGCGACAAGCGCGTGACGGGCATCATTCGTGAGCACGCCGAGCGGGTGCGTGACGTCATGGCGCAGGACGCCAAGGCGTCACCCTCGTTCGACTACTCGGACGATATGTCCTTCGAGATGCTGTCCGACTTCGAGGCCGAGATCGGCGCGGAGAAGGGCAAGGGCAAGCGTGGCTCCCTGGCGCACCTCGGCGTGTGGGGTGGCGCGAACGGCGGCGGCGGCAAGATCCGGGACCCGCAGGAGGCGCTTGACGAGGTCGCGCCGGACTGCGAGTCCGCGCTGGCCGACGTCCTCGAGCAGATCGTCCTGCCATGAGGGACGTTCTGCGCATCCTCGACGACTACCTGACCGCCGAGCTGGGCGTGTTGGGCGGGATCCCGATCGGCGTCTACCGGGACTACGCCTACAGCGTCGCGGCCCCCTACGTCGTCCTGCAGGCTCCCTCGCTGCCGGTGCATGACGAGGAGTGCCTAGCCGGTCCCTCGCCTGACGAGCCGGATGGATTCTTCCGCGTGACGAGCGTTCACGCGACGACGGATGGCGCGCGGTTTGTGGCTGACCGGGTGCGCTCGGTCCTCTCTCCCGGCCTGGCCCCGTTGACGATCGCGGGCGGGCTGCAGGTGGTGTGGTCCGAGGCGCTGGGCGATGTGGTCGTGGACCGCGACGTGACCCTGCCGAACACGAACCAGCACCCCGCGGTCGTCATCGAAGAGTACGAGTTCACGACCTCGACCGACGAGTCCTGACACCCAACCGAGAGGGGCCCGCCATGAGCGGCTTCGTCTGGGCGTACAACGCACGCGGCGAGAAGAAGCGCGTGCCGGCCCACTGGATCGGCCATCCCGTCATCACGGGCTGGACCAAGACTCCCCGCCAGAAGGCACGGGAGGCAAAGAAGAAGGCAACCAAGCCCCCGGCACGCGGGGACGACACCAAGGAAGAGAGCTGATCCGCATGCCGAGGACATTGGCAGACAAGCGTGAGCGCTGGGTCATCCTGACCACCGCACCCACCGACCCCGAGGCCGTGAGCGCCGTCGAGGCCGAGGCAGGCATCCGCGCGGAGTGCGCGCTGCTCGCCTCCGAGACCCGACTGTCCCCGACCGCCTCGGACACCATCAACGAGCAGTCGTTCTGCGAGTCCGCGAACGCGCCGACCCCGACGAACGGCAACGCGGAGGGCAACCTCGCCGTGTTCCGCTTCCTCGACCCCGACACGGGCCTGCCGGTCACGTTGGAGGACGCGATCTTCTCGGCGCTGATCCCCAAGGGCGCGGAGGTCCACATCCTCAAGAGCAAGGGTCCGCTGCACACGGCCGAGTTCGTGGACGGGCACCCGTACGACCTCTACCGGGTCATCACGGACAACAAGCAGGACCCGACGCAGCGAGGCGGCTACATCAAGGACATGGTGCCGCTCTTGGTGCAGGACTTCTGGCTGAACCGCACCATCGGCGGCGACCCGTCCTGACCCGCATACCCCACCGGGCCGGCGCTTTCACGGGTCGCCGGCCCGGTGGTCCACCCGTGACACCCGTGAGCACCCGTGAAGGAGAGAACCCGTGACCACCCGTGACGACGACGAGGCGACGATCGCTGACTACGCGACCACCCCGAAGGACCAGCGCGGCGCAGTGGCAGACAAGGCGCTGGACGACTACGCGACCGGCTTCCGACCCGGCACGAAGCGCGTCCACCTGCGACCGAACCTGCACCTGTACGCAGAGCTGGAGCGGCTTCTCGACGAGGCCGAGGCAGCGGACGACGACGACATCGACGCGATCGAGGAGGAGTTCGAGAGCGTCAAGGCCGAGTTCGAGGCTGAGCGCGTCGTCGTGCTCCATGCGATCTCGTCTGACCTCGTCCGCAAGATCGGGCGCGAGGCGCGCAGGGATGGCCTCGACACCGAGGCGCTGCGCAAGCGGCTCGAGGCGCTGTCCAAGCCCAAGCGCGTGGACGTGGACGCGATGGAGGCGTTGCAGGACGAGGCCGCCGAGGTGGCGCTGCGGATCAACGCACGCACCATCGCCGCGATGGTCGACGACGCGGACATCGACGAGGAGTGGATCGTCGCCCTGGCCCGCAACGCCGAGCACGAGTACCACCAGCTGACCGAGGCTGTGTCCGAGCTGCAGAAGAGCCCGCAGCGGGTGGCCCCGGATTTCTCGCGCGCTCGCTCCGCTACTCGCCGCGCTGGCTGAGCCTGCTCCGTTCGGCTCGTGAGTGGGGCGAGCGGCCCTGTGACCTGCTCGGGCTTCGTTGGCCTGGCAAGCGTCCGTCTGAGACTGACGCGGGCCTCATGCACGCGCTCAGCGTCTACGAGGCGTCCCTGTGTGAGTGCTGCGGGCAGTGGGCCGAGGACGCTCACAACCCCGACACGGACGGGGAGTGGGAGGTCGACGACGAGACGGTCTGCTACGCGGGCAAGGCGCTGCAGGAGTGGCGCTCTGACGTCGGCGACAAGGCCGAGCCGGGGCAGTTGATCCGGGTGGAGTTGTGGCGCGAGCCGACCAAACGTGACTAGGAGGTGGGCTCGTGTCCCGTGCGCGTAACGTAGTCGTCCGCCTCCGGGCCGAGGTCGCTGACTTCAAGCGGTCAATGGAGGAGGCCGCCAAGTCAGCGGAGAACGTCGGGCGCAGGTCTCAGGACACCGCGCGGCAGTCGCAGACGGCGCTCGGGCAGATGGTTCAGTCCGCCTCTCAGAATCGGGAGGCGTGGACGACTGCGGGCACGGCGATGGTCGCTGTCGGCGCGGCAGTTACGGCGACCACGGCTCTCATCGCCAAGCAGGGCATCGAGTACAACACGCTCCAGCAGACCTCCCGCGCGGCCCTGACGACGCTCCTCGGTGGCGCTGAGGCTGCTAACGCGCAGATGGACAAGCTCGACGACTTCGCGCGTAACAGCCCGTTCGCCAAGCAGGTCTTCATCGACGCGCAAAGGCAGCTGATCGGCTTCGGCTACGAGGCCGGGCAGGTGCTCCCGATCCTCGACGCGATCCAGAACGCCGTCGCCGCCACTGGCGGCAGCAACCAAGACATCGCTGAGCTCGTGCGGATCTTTGCTCAGGT